GTTCAAGCACCAAGGCTGCGGTGCGAGCGGCTTTCTCGTCCTTGCCCTTCTTCGGGAAGCGCCTGCGCACGTCAGGGTTGCCGACGTTCTGGAACAGGACGGCTTTCAGGATTTCCGTATTCGACCACAGGATGTTTGTGCGGCGTTGGCCCGCGTCCTGATCTTTCTCGCGCTCATCCCGGTAGCGATCGACAACGGCTTTTCCACGCTTGCGCCAGGTGTTCTCACGCTTTTCCGCGGCCGTTAGTTCTGCATGCCAGAACTTTGCGGAATCACCCTTCGGCGGCTTAGCTTCGGTGCTAGCCGCTGGCGCTTTTTTCTTGGCCATACTTAGCCAACCATCCTAAGGATTTCCTTGACGTGCACGCGCCTAGCGATGAAGCGAGGCGAGAGGACGTCAAGGGTCGCTGGAATCTCCGAGAGGGAAATCTTTTCCATTTAAAAATTGATTCCTGATCGAAGCAGTTGGGCTAATGTTGGAGCCGTGTACCTTTGAATAGCCGCAGCCACAGGTCGCGGCAGGGGGACCACAGAAGACGCGAGGAACTTCGCCGCCTCGATGTCAGGGTTGCCGAGTCCTGGCTCCATTGCCATATTCTGGGTGTTGAGATTTTCCGGCGGAGGCATAACGTGCGCGTGCCTGAGCTTGGAAATGTCGAACCCGTCCATTTTTAATGCCCCGTTCTAAGTTGTTCGAGTTTGCGCATCAGGTCTCTGACCGGCTCCCAATCCTGCCGGTCCATCAAGGCATCGCAGCCTTCGTAATCGCGCCTGTAGAAGTCCAAGGCCTGCTGTAAAATGTCGATTTCGGTATCAAACAGGGGCGGTTTTCTTAGTCGCTCAGGGCGCCAGTCGAATCCCGCCATGACCTCAAATCCTGTTGCCTATAAACTTCCGTTTATTGGTGTGCTCTTTGACGATCTCGTTGAGCGTTGGCATGCGAGTCTGTATGGGTTGCTGCTTCTTCGGCGCTGTCGGCGGATAGATGCCGCAGTTGATGGCGAACTCTCCCGCCGCATCAGCGCCGTGGCTGTTCTCATCGTGCTCAGGTGTCGTGTAGGTTTGAAGCTGGTCATTGAACTTGCGCCGGTAACGTCGCAGACGTTTCAACCCAACTTGAACCCTTGGCGTGTTGTTGAACCTCAGGACCGGCAGGATGCGCCGAACAGCTTGGATGCGATCGGCAGGATTAGCCGCGGCGCCCTTGGCTATGTTTCTGACGCCATAGGCCGATAAGGATTCAATCCTTGATCGTGCGCCAGCTCCCCACTCCCTGAACTTGATGTCATGCGGCAGGAAGGCCGTGCCGTACTTGAACGGTGTCAGCCGCCCGAGGTCTTCAAGCGCCTGCTCTTTCGACCAGTTCAACCATCGCTCATCGAGTTTCGGTGGAATGAAAACTTCCGGCATGCAGGCTGCAACGATGTCGTCAGCGCCATCACCGGAGACTTCGTAGTAATCGACGGCTGTTGCCCTGAGGCCGTCCTTTTCCCAAAACCAGACGGCGGTGTAGTCGTCTACGCCAATATCCCACGAAGTCCAGATGGTGGCGTTCGGGCTCGCAGGGAAATGTCCTATCCGGCCTTGCTTCTCTGCTTCTGCCAGAAGCTTGCCGTAGTATGAACCTTCCGAAATGATCTCATAGCCGCCGCCCCATACGTGCTCGGCCATCTCCGGATCCGAGGCGTAGTCGGCGTCTTTTTCAGCGCGTAGGACTTCAGGAAACCAGGGATTGTCGTTCCAGTTGACCTCGACGACAATTGCGCCTTCCGGTTTGTTTGGGCCTCTTAAGAACTGGTCGACCGCATCGGTGTCATGGCGTGGGTTCCACGAGAACCAGATTTCTGAGCTCTCTTTGCGGATCGTAGGGCGAAGCATCCGAAGCGACACGGCTGAGAGAGCCTGAGCTTCCTCTACCCACGCTATGTCGAAGCCTTCAAGCGATTTGATGTTCTGGGCATTGTAAGACTGCATGCCCTTGAAGATGATCTGCGACCCGTTCGCGCCAGTGATCTCCGGCAGCGTTACGTTGAAAAAATCTCGCAGGCCGAATTTCTCGATCTTCGCTTCGACCAGCGCCTTGACCGAATCCTTGATGCTTTCCTGCACCTCGCGGATGCATACGGCCTTCTTGGGCGCCGCATAGCACTGCAGAACAAGATGCTCGGCAAAGAAGTGGCTCTTGGCCCCTCCGCGACCGCCGTGCGCGCCTTTGTACCTAGCAGGCACAAGAAGCGGTGCGAGTTTCCGAGGAACGCCGACTTTAAGCGTCGACAATGCCGAATTCTATTTTTTCGTACTGGACCGGACCCTCGCCACCTTCACCCGTTACAGGCTGGGCCGACTTTCCATAGGCTCGGTCGAGTATCTCTTTGGCAGCCGCTATGCGTGCCGTGTCGTTTTCGGATGGCTTTCGATCCTTGATCTCAATCAAGCCAGCCAAGATTGCCAACTCTTCCAGCGCCTTCGGACCGTATTTGCGGGCGATCTCTTTGACTTCTGACGTCGCCTTGTTCGGGACGCCAGGTTTACGGCCTGCCCCCGGCCTTTTGCCTCCAGTGGCCATATGATTTCCATTGATAGTTTTTCGAGACCCGACCGTCACCACTATGGCAACGCGATAGTCTCAAGTTGTAGTGCCGTCTTTCGGGCTGTCACCCCGAGCCTTTCGGCTCACCCGTGCAATGGGCTGTTCGAGCGGGGTTCCCCGTTGGCTCTCTTTATCGGAATTCAGTCGTCGTTAACCGCTTCATCAATCCCTGGGTCTTTGTCCATCGCAGTCTGAATGGCTTCCGAAAGCTTGCCCTTACCCATAGGCTTTTTCTTTTTGCTCTTCGCCAGCTTGGCGCGGGCTTTCGCTTTGATGGCGTTTGCTTCTTCCGGGCTGATGTTGCCGGCGTTCTCAGAACGGGTGGCACCGCTAATGGCTAGGCGGGCATGTGTTTTATCCGGTATTGGAAAGGATTTACCCGTGCCTGCAAATGCTTTTTGTGGCATCTTTTTACGGGCGGCTGCGTCAAGAGTTGCCATTGGTGGGTATCCCGTTGATACATCAGTAAGAAATATATTGCGCCCAATACTAAGGCGCCCTGGATGACCGGGGTGGCCATCAGGGCTCAGGTCATTCAGTAAAACATCCCGACCGCGATTACTGAAACGTTGGCGCCAGTCGTCAACTTCCATGCCCCGGATTTGCTCTTCATCCCGAGGGGAACCCATATCGGTGTCAGGATTGTCAGAGCCGTCGTGCCACCACCCACGAAGACTGTGATGGCCGAGCCGCTGCCGTCCTTGATCTGAACAACGCCCGCTGCTGTGGTTGCAGGCACGATCAAAAGTCCAGCAAGGAAATCACCTATCGCTCCCGTCGCGCCGAGAACCTGATCAGTCTGCGAAGCTGCGACGGTTTCGTAGTCGCTGTAATCGATTCCAACGATGGTGACGGGTGCGAGCATGGAAACCCTCCGGTGGGTTGAAATCCAAACGGCCCAGGTTTCCCCAGGCCGCTGACGTATTTCAGGACTGCGGGACTCAGGCGCTACTCGGCCATGCAGGAGCGATGTAGCGTCGGATCTCAAATTCCCCTGATCCATCACCTTCTGGGGTTTCCAGAAGTCCGGTGAAGCCGAGAATTTGAGCGGCGTGGTCCTCAGTTTCCATCGTTTGCCATCCCTGTTTAAGAGTGGAGGTACGCAAAACAGCTTGCGGGCCGGGATGGATGGCCAATTCGATTATCCAGCACTCGTCGTTCCGCGACCTAAGTCCCGACTAAAAATCTCTAAGGATGTCCGGGTGTTGTGCGGTTCGGCTGATAGCCAGAAATGAAGAAACCCGCGAGCGATTTGCTGCGGGTTCTTCAAGACGCAATTCGGCGTAAGAGAAGCGATAATTCTTTTTGAGAGAGATGTCAAATGGCTTAAGTTGCGACATTCTGACGCACATAAACATCTTCCAATTCTGAAACAGCCAGCTTGGCGATCTCTCGGATTCTGTCAAATGCTTGATTTTCCGCCACGGGCGAGACAGCCGTTTCGAGAACTGACAGTGCATACACGCCCA